GATAATGAAATTCGTAAATATTGTTTTTATAGAAGCAATGGAAAATGGGTTAAAAGTCGATATTTATATCAAAGTCGATGTTTTGAAATAGAGATATATAATAATAAATTAATAAAATTTAATTATGACAACAGCAGAAGGTAAAAAAACAAATCAAAATGGTGATTACTGGTGTAACATCATTTTAGCTACCAATAAGATTAAATTGGTAATCGGTCATTTAATTGACCCAGAAAACCGTATTTTTAGAATACGGTCTTGTAGTTCTGAAATTTTGGAACATAACAAAATCCTGTCAGAAAAAGGACAATCATTGAATAACTGGGTTCCCATGACTAGTAGAATTGGATGGTGGTATTGTGATGTATTTGAAGAAGAAATCAACGAATTTTTTAATTGGAATATACGATGAAAAAACTTTATATGTATTTGCTTATAGCTATTAGCATACCAATAGCTTTATGTTTAGTATTATTTAAGTATTTTTTTAAAATTAAAAATTATGAGAACAGCAGTAAATGTAGTAAATCCAAAAACAAAAAAGAGAACCTTTGGTGTATTAAACCCACTAAACGGAGTGGTAAACCTAATAAATGGGGTCAAATATTCAATTAGTTATTTAACAAAAGTAGCAGGAAGTGATGGGGTGGGATACTTTGAAACGAGGGATAATGGTAAAATCATCCAAAAACAAGGTAAATATAAATCTTAATTTAAGTCTATACCCTTAAATAATTTAAAAATTTTAAGGGTATAGCTTTAAAATCAAAAAACATTATGTATAAAATAACACCTAAATATGCAACAATTACTGGCATTCTCGGACAAGAGTACATTACAATGTCTATGGCGTATGACGCTAATTTAATTCAAGAAATAAAAAAAATTAGTTGTCATAAATGGAGTAAAAGAAGTAAAACATGGAGTATTCCACTAACACTTGAAAACGCTTATAAAGCCAAAAGCTGGGATATGATGTTTTCAGATAAATTAAAACTATGGGCTAATTCAACATATTTAAAGAGAAAAAGAAAATCAATCGTAATACCAGGATTAAAAGGGGTATTATTACCTTTTCAAGAACAAGGTGTTATTAAAATAGATGCTTGGAATGGTAGGGCATTAGTTGCAGATGATATGGGTTTAGGTAAAACCGTACAAGCCTTGGCCTGGGCTCAATTAAATATCAATATTTGCCAACCTATTATTATAATTTGTACTGCCACCGGAAAATACTTCTGGAAAAATATGACAGAATCTTGGACTGATTTAAAAAAAATAAGAATATTATCAAGTACAAAGTCACGTGAAATATTAGCAGGAAATGTATTTATATTAAACTATGATATTGTAAAAGATTGGATTTTTGAATTAAAAAAGCTTAATCCACAAACAATAATTTTAGATGAAGTTCATTATATTAAAACAAATTCAGCTAAACGTACATCAGCCGTAAAAGAATTGTGTAAGGGCGTTCCATATTTAATTGAATTGAGTGGGACACCAATAGATAACATGACTGCTGAAATATATAATCCAATTAATCTGATAAATAAATTCATTTTTCCAAACCAAATGACTTTTTTACATCGATATTGTGACCCAAAAAATAATGGGTATGGATGGAGTTATGAAGGTTCTACTAATTCCAAAGAATTACATGATATATTGATTTCTTCATGTATGATTAGAAGAAAAAAAGAAGATGTTTTAACTGAATTACCAGATAAAATTATCAGCACTATCCCACTTGAAATTGACAACAGAAATGAATATAATACAGCTTTTGATGATTTTATAAGATATGTCAAAAATAAAGTTATAACTGATATTCGTGATAAATTAACTCAAGCCTTACAAGGTATAGATACAGATTTAATTGATATTAATCAAAGAAAATTAAAGGAAATTCAAAAAGAAAAAGTTTCCAAAATTAACGCTTTAACCAAAATTGAAGCATTAAAACAATTAGCCCTTGCTGGAAAATTAAATTCCATAATTTCATGGATTGATGATTTTCTGGAATCTGGTGAAAAATTAGTTATATTTTGTGAGCATATATCAGTCATAGATGTATTAATGAAAAAATACCACAAAATCATTGTTAAAATAGATGGTTCTATTTCTTCTAAGAAACGTACAGAGATAGTAGAAACATTTCAGAAATCAAAGCAAATTAGGATTTTTATTGGAAATAAGGCATCACAAGAATTAGTCACGTTAACAGCATCATGTAATTTAATTCATATTGAATTTCCTTGGACACCTGGACAATTATTACAAAGAACTGACAGGGTACATCGAATTGGTCAAAAAAATGTTGTTAAAATCTATTATTTAGTGGCTATAAACACGATTGAAGAAAAAATAATTGAATTATTAAACAAAAAAATGAAAATGATAAACGCAGTAATGGATGGAAAAGACGTTACTCAAGATAATAATGTATTAATTGATTTAATTAATTTTTATCAAAATGAAAAATAATCACAGTAGAACCACCAAGAACATTAAAAAACTACGATTAAAAAGCTTTTGTAAACGAAAATTGAAAGCTTTAAAAACTATCAAAATTGTTAATATTTTTTTCAAAAATTACTATAATCTATTTTCAATTAGAGGTAGTGGAGGCGGAGGTAAAAAACAAAAAAGAAACAAATTCTTTTATAGAATGGAAGAAATAACCAAAAGGAAAGAACCCATTGTATATTATATGCGTTTTAAAAAACAACCATTAATTAGTAAAATATTATGGATTAATAAAAAACAATTTAAAGTAGTTTGTAAAACAAATTATACGTATTACCCAAGATTTGGAAACTTTTACTAAAAAAATAACAATTATGAAAGCGTTTATACGAATTGATAATATTACTCATCTTGTTGATATTGAAGAAAATGACCTTCATTTCTTAGACCAACTTCAATTAGATAAAAAGATGGCAGAATTATATAAACTACCAAAAGCTACAAAAGATAGTCCAGAAATATATGAAGCTATTGTAAGATTATCTGGAGTTATTGTATACACAAATGATATTCCAAAATCAACTTCTATGTGTGTTACAACAATATTATTTAAAAAAGAAGTATGGAAATGGCCAAAATATTTTGAAGATAAAGAATTTTATGCTTATAGATTAAAATAATTTACTTATGAATATAGAGCAGTTATATAGAGATTATAACATACCTTATTCCACAGAAGGTCATAAGCATTGTAGACCGGGATGGGTAAATACAGAATGCCCATTTTGTACAGGAAATCCTGGGCTCCATTTGGGATATGATACAAATGGAAATAAGTTTGTATGTTGGAGATGTGGGGGACATTATCCTAATATTACCATTGCCAAATTATTAAACATAACCGTTTATGAAGCCAATAAAGTAATAAAACAATATGATGGAATAGTTCTTAATAAAAAGCCAAATCAACCTAAAAAAAGACCAAAATTAAAAGCATTTAAGTACCCATCTAATGTGGTAGAATTACAAAAAAATCATAGCAATTATTTAATCAAACGAAATTTTGACCCAGAAAAAATCCAAAAAGAATGGAATATAATGGGAACTGGGGTGATTGCTAAATTAGATGAGTTGAATTATAAACATCGTATTATTATCCCATATATGTGGGATGATAAAATAGTATCTTTTGACAGTAGAGATATAACTGGGAAAGCAATGAATAAATATCAGGCCTGCCCATTAGAACGTGAAATAATTAGTCATAAACATATCCTATATGGGAAACAAGAAGCTTGGAAAGACACTGGAATTTGTGTGGAAGGAACTACAGATGTATGGCGTTTGGGTAAATATGCCTGGGCAACAAGCGGTATTAAATATACAGCATTTCAGCTCAGAATAATTTCAAAAACATTTAAACGTGTATTTGTATTATTTGATGAAGATAAACAAGCTCAATATCAAGCTGATAAATTAGTATCAGATTTACGTTATCGGGGCATTGATGCTATTAAACTTGATATAATTGGTGACCCAGGAAGTATGAAACAAGATGATGCTGACTATTTAGTAAGACAGTTAATTAAGTGATAATTAAGTATTTAATAAATAAATTTCGTAGTTTAAAAAATTTATTTTAAATTAGTCGAAAATTATGAGGATGGGAACCACCGTCTGCCCTGATAATTTTGCTGTGTTTAATTATTTTTTTTTGAAAAGCATTCGATGAGTAAGTTGGTGGGCTGAAAATCGAATGCTTATTTATTTTAAAATAATCCCTATGAATTTACATTTTGATGACCCAGCCAATTATTTCATAATGTTACCGAAAGACATTTATGATATCTTTTTTAAAGAAAAAAATGGTGGAGATTTAATTGCAGTTTATTCTTTTTATTGTTATACCGCCAAGTGGCAACATACCAATACTCCAAAAGCCACTAATCACTATTGTATGAAAGGATTAGGATTTGGGGAATCAAGATTTTTAAAAACAAAATTGAAGTTAATTTCAATGGGATTAATTCAAAAAGTATTTAGACCAGTAAATAATGGGGGTTGGTTTATTAAAATAAATAATCAAATTAGCAAAGACCATTTAAACCTCAAGAACCTGGAAAAGCAAGAACTTGGAAAACCAGGGGGAAATACTAAAGAAAATAATACTATAAATGCTTATATTATTAATAAATATTCCCAGAACTTGGAAAACAAGGTTCCAAAAATAAAAAGAACAACAGAACCTTTTCCATTAAAAAATAAGAAATACCAACCATTAGCAGAGAAGTTAAGAACTATTTTACAAAATAGTAAACACATTAAAATCCAGGTTTCTCAAATAAAAGCATGGTCTAATGATATACGATTACTCCATTCAATCGATGGTATATCCACAAAAAGAATTAATACTGTTTTAGATTGGTATGAAATACACAGTAATGACCAATACACTCCCATCGTAAACTGTGCTAAATCTCTAAGAAGTAAATTTACCCAATTAGAAGCAGCCATTAAACGAAATGGATACAAACTAATTCAAAACTGTAACGGTACACGAAATTTAACAAAAAATAAAATAGATTATTCCCAAATTAAAGTTAAACAAATTAATAATAAATAATCATGGATACACAAAGAATACAATTAGCAAAGGAATATCAACCTATTTTTATTGAAAACAATTTTCCAAAAAGAATAGCCCAAATTTTATTAAAAGAAAAATTTGAACCACTAATTAATTTACCACAATCCAGTTATTTATATGGAAAAGTACGTATTGGAAAATCCACTTTAGCAGCCTGGTGGATGGCTGAATGGATGCGCATTCAATATCAAAATAGAAATAGTTACATTGATTGTGAATTTACCAATGTTACTGATTTATTACTTCTGTTGCGTTCTAGTTTTAAATCATCAACTATGAGTGAATTGGATATTTTAAACAAATACAAAAAATTAAGATTTCTTGTATTAGATGATATGGGAGTTGAAAAAAATTCTGACTGGACTTTTCAAGCTCTATATTCCATCATAAGTTATCGATATGATAATATGTTACCCACCATTTATACTTCAAATCTGGACTTAACAGAGCTTGCCGATAAATTACAAGATGATAGAATTACTTCAAGAATAGCGCATGATTGTAAAGATAACATAATTCTACTTAATAATAAACCTTATATTTAAAATATTCCATATTTTCATTAACGCTCCTGAGTTTAAATTACATTTTAATACGAATATACATATAATAATTTTTACCCACCTTAAAACCAATGAAATTGATTTATTTTAATTTAACTTTTTAAAACATATAAAAAATGGATAAAAAAGAAAAAGAATTGCGAAAAAATCTGGAAATAGAGAAAAAAAGAATTATAAGCACTTTGCCCCCATTAAACAAAAAATCAATTATTTTGATAATTCTTTCATTAAAAAAATTTAGAGATGTTACCATTCACGCTAAAGAACCTGTTGAATTTCAAAACATACTAATTGAATTTATTGAAGAATTAATAGTAATTTGTCAAACCAAATTAGATAGTCTAAAATGATTGAAAGGAAAATAACTATTGGCTTAATAACCAATTTAAAATTTTTAGAAAAATTAGCACCTGTCTGGAATAATCAATTAATCGAATCAGCAACGGGACGCATGATTTGTTCATGGATTATTGAGTATTACAATAAATATAAGAAAGCACCAGGTAAAGAAATAGAAACCATCTTTTACAAGAAAGTTAATGAGGGACTTGATAAAGATTTGGCAGAAGAAATTGAAACGGACATTTTACCAGGATTAAGTGATGAGTATGAGGATGTGGAAATAGATGTTGACCATTTATTAAATGAAACATTAAATTATCTAAATTCACGCAAATTTTCTTTGTTAAAACAACAAATTGATACGTTAATTGAAGATAAAAAAGGACCAATTGAAGAAAGATTACAAGAAGCAGAAAAACTAAGAAATGGATTTCAACTTATAAAATTGGAAGAACCTTCAATTTTAAATTTATCATCAATTAAAATTTTACAACATATTGATAATGCGTTTAAAGAACAATCAGAACCTGTAATAAAATGGCCAAAACAATTAGGTCAATTTTGGAATAGTCAATTTGTTCCTGGTGGATTTGTAGCTTTCTTAGCTCCTGAAAAAAGGGGGAAAACATGGCAATTATTAGAATGCGCCATGAGAGCCGTAAAACAAGGTAAAAATGTAGCCTTTATTCAAGCTGGGGATATGAATGAAGCCAATCAAATAAAAAGGATTGGAACGTATTTAGTTCAAAAGAGTTATTCTGAAAAATATTGCGTTGACCATTATGAATCTGTGAGGGATTGTATTAGAAATCAAATGGATGAGTGTGATAAAAAAATCCGTGAGTGTGATTTCGGTTTATTTTTAGACAAATCAAAACAAGAAATTCAAAAATTAAAGTTACAAGATTTAATCAAAGAGTATCATGATACCCCAGATTATAGACCTTGTTATAATTGTATGGATTATAACAAATATAAGCTTGGAACAAATTGGATTAAATTTAATAAAAAATGTGAACCAGCGTCTATTTTAGAAATCAAAAAAGCGGCATATAAATTTTTTGTTAAATACAAACGAAATTTTATATTATCCACTCATGCAAATGGAACTCTTTCTACAGATGATATTGAAAATCTATTACAATTATGGTGGGATAAAGAAAATTTTGCACCTCATGTGGTTATCTTAGATTACATGGATTTGTTGGCTCCAACGACAAAAGCAGAATTTAGACATCAAGAAAACCAAAAATGGAAAGATATTCGTAAATTATCTCAAATCCCAAGAAATAACATTTTACCATTGTGGATAACAGCTACACAAAGTGATTCTGATTCGTACAAAAAGAATACACTTGAATTGAGTAATTATTCTGAGGACAAACGAAAGTATGGGCATGTTACTGGAATGTATGGTTTAAATCAAAGTCCAGATGGAAGGGAAAAGGAATTGGGTTTATTACGTATAAATGAAATCATTTTACGTGAAGATGAATACTTAAATAGCAATGAACTCAACATAATTCAAAATTTAAAACAAGGTAGGCCATATAAAGGTGCTTACTTTTCATAGTATTAATTAAAAATAAAAGATTATGTATACATTTGGTGTTACTTATAAATTTGCAGCGTTTGTTGAAGATTCTCATTCTCCAACTCTATTAAGTAGAGCTGAGTATGCAGTATCTTTTGTATTTAAAAATGCGGTGGTATCTGCAAAAGATACAATTATTAACACATCAGATATAGATGAATTAAATGAATGGATTTATAAAGATTTAAATGATTCTATTTTAAATGAAGTAATTCATGAAAATCCTACTTTAGAATGTGTGGCTAAATTCATATTTGAAAAATTCAATCGTAAATTTTGGCAATTAAATTCCATTTTAATAAAAAATGGAAATAAATATGCTATTTATGAACCTGATATAAACCATGGTAATATTGAGAAATGAAAATTATTTTAAGAAATTTAAAAAATAATTTAAAAAATATTTTTTTATTTCGATTATTCAGCGTATCTTTGTATTGTGG